TCCATAAAACCATTCACCGAAAGTTTCTGAATTATATTTTATAGTCCTTTTACTTAAATAATCTAATCCTTCTGGAGAATTTTCTAAAGGTTGCATTAATGATTTAAGACTTTCGACTGTAGTGATATTAAATTGATTTTTTGGTTTAGTTTGTTTGTTTACAGTACTTAAATCAGAGCTTGTCCCTAATGTAGCCATCACTTCACCAAAAGTTTCTCGTTTATAAGATTCTAATATAGAAGGAGCTTGTAATTTAATAAAGTTCCAAAGATTTGAATGATGTCCACATTCTCCCCTAAAACAATGAACAAGAACTGTACCATCTTTCTCATAAAGATGAAGTCTTGGTTCCTTATCATTACATAAAGGGCATTTAGCCGAAATATCTAAATCTGTTTCTCTTTTAATTCTTTCTTGACCAACTGCCAATTTAAAGTATTTGACATCTGTGTAGCTTAACAATTGTATTTCTTTTTAAGTTCATTGATTTCTTCCATTTTTAAAATAATAGGAAGTTCAAAGTATGAAATGCCTTTTCTTGAACTTAACATACGTTTTATTACTAACCAAGAATAATAAAAAGGAATAAACATTGAAGATAATTCTAAAAACAATCTAATAGGTTCATATTTTCTCTTAATTGCTTTGTACTCTTCAAGCTCCTTGAGTGCCATAGGAGCAAGTTTGGCAATTTCAAATAAACCAAGTTTTTTAGCAGATATTAGGTTTAAACCTAAATCTATAATTCCAATAAAAACATTTAATATAAGCCCGAATTTTAAAAATAGTAGAATTTCCATTTTAACTCCTATTGTATTTTTATTTTAACAATTTTACAGTCTGTATTTTCTTCAAGCTCTTTAAGAGCAACTTCTGTATTAGAAGCATCCACTTTTGTCGCGAATACTTGATTAAACACTGCCGGTTGTGGTACTTCAATCGTATAGATGAAGCAGATTAGTAAATATCCCATTTGTTTCCTTTATCTTTTTAACTTGTATATTATACTATAAGAGTGATTAAAATGAAGTAAAATATATAAATTAAATGAAGGTCTTAAGATGACTTTAAGACAGGATTAAAAATCCCATCCAAAATCTGAAGCAGTAGAAGGTACACGAGCAGAGTAATCTTTAATTAAAAGATTGATATCTTTCATTAATTGATTAAGTTGATATTTTGCAAAAAAGTTTTCTATTTCTAATAAAGAATAGTCTTTTTGAGGAGTATTGAAAGCATCTAAAATTGCATCTTCAAGTTCTTTCGGAATGTACTCTTCAAGAACAAGAATTTTATTTTTATCGTAGTTCTTTCTTATATAAGGATGTGAATCCAACCAATTATCTAATGAACCAGCTTTTTTAATAGCAGTCTGTAGAGTTGAAGCTCCGAATCTAATGTCTTTAAAAATATCAAGTTCAGGAGTATTTTCTCCTTTTCTATTCTTCTTATAAACAGTAAATGTACTATAAATATTTTCTTCAAGTTCTGTTGGTTTATCTAAAAGGTACATATCTAATTGCATCTTGTCATCTTTATCAGTAATTCCAAAATTCAATAAGTGTAATTTAAAATTTTCACTGAAATAAATTCTATCATTAACTTTAAACACATTGTCGGCTTCATCACCTAAACAAACATGTTCCAAAAGCCAAGTATCCATTGGTTTATCTTCTAATGTTACCCATTTTTTAGCAACAGGTCTATAAAAATCTATACCAGTGTACTTTAGCATTTGAAAAAAGTCTTTATCTTCAGAATAAATTAGAACTCTATTTTGAGATGAAGCAAAAGTTCTCGAAAGAACAATTATAATATCATCTGCTTCTGCTTTAGTAATATCTAAAATTTTAAAAGGAAATGATTCTCTTAAGTTTATTAAAAGGTCATTAATAACTTCAAAAACTTCATCAAAATTTACTTCTGATTCCTCTCGGTGCGCTGCCCTCTGTGCTTTATAAAGAGAACAAACTTCTTTTCTCCAATAAGATTTTGAAGAATTGTCAAGACAAATTACTAATTCACCATATTTGTTATGATTCTTCTTAATATAGATTAACTGAGCCATAATTAAATATACTAAGACATCTTTAAAATCTTCAGTTACTAATTTTTTGTCTTTTTTTCTTGGTTTGGTTGTAGAAATAGCTGTAAAAAGCATACGAAAAACTAAATGTGAAAAGTCTACAAGGATCATATATCTCCTTTCAAGTAAGAACCGAAGTTCTTACATTATCCCCGCTAGGAGTGCATCTAAGTCCGAATTTCCAGAATCTGCTGGAGCAGTAACTGGAGCTGGAGTAGCTTGAACTGATGCTACCGGAGCTGGAGTATCTTGAACTGGAGCTGAAGTTGTAACAGATGCTACAGCTGTTGGTGTAGAACCACTTGAAGCATCTGAAAAAGTTACCCACTGAAGTTTGTCTTGAAGCCATTCATAAGATTTAAAACAACTTGGAGCTTGTAATTCTTTACTTGCAGTATAAGTATTTGCTTTGATATCTGCAATAGCTTCTTCTGGTGTTGAATAAATTGCTGTTTCTTCTGCCATAACTTCTGTAGAATCATAGTTTGTTTGATTGTTAGCTCCAATTTTAGCAACAAGCTTAATTGAATTGCCTTTCAATGGGTTAAACAATTGTTTTGGTTTAGTACCAAGTTGTATTTCTGTATCTGATGGTTGAAGAGCAGCTTGCCATTTATCTTTAAGACTTCCTGAAATATCATAAAGAAAAATCTTTCCTTCATTTTCTGGTTTAAGAGGGTCTTTAATTACTTTAATATTTACAATGTATCTTACAGAGCGTGAAAATAGTTTAGCTCCTTCTTTATCTCCTGAGTTATAAAGTTCTGCCCATTTCTCTTGGAAAGGACATGGCAGTCCAATACTCGCTGGTGAATATTCGTTGACAAAACGTTTTTGCTTATTCTTTTCAATCGTAGTTCCGATTTTAAACATTGTTGTAAATTTTTTACCTTCAGCATCTGGTAACAATCTTATAATTGCTACACCTTCTTTTTTCTCATTCTTTGGTAAGACGTAAAATCTCTCATCTTTTTCATATGTTCTTTTTTCTGAAAATGGATTAACTCCAGCAGCATCAGCAGCTGCATCCCAATTAAACATGTTTTCTAATTCGTTCATCTATATTTCCTTTTGCCAATCGGCTTCAATAATTTTCTAACAGTCGGTCTATAATAACTCTATACTCGACAACTCGGGCTAATATACCATTTGGAGTAAACTCCATAGAGTGAGAATAATCTCACTCTTGCAACTTACTTGGTATGTATATTATAACTCAAATGTACTTAATAATTTGAGTTATTTATAATGTTACGCTTTTAAACTCAAAAGAATTTTAAAGTTTTCAAGGTCTGTAGACTTTAGCAATAATCTATATGCATTTCGAGCTGAATTGTATTTAATCTCAACTTTATAGTCACCGACTGGAATCATATTCAAATTACCAACAGGAAGTTTAATGCTAACTTCTTTAGAAGATTTGGCAATTGCATTAATGTTATAAGTATTAGACTTTGCATTGAAACTATTTGTTGAAGCTAAACTAATTTTAAGTCCAGAATCAGTTGTCTCAAAAAGATATTCATCTAGGTCTTTGAAAATACCAGATGCTTGTCTTAGATTTCTGAGATTCTCTTTTGATAAAATGAACTCACACACAGTTGGTACTTCCTCAGTAGTATCAAAAGCGGCAGTTTTATCTACATAACCGCATTGTTTTTCTGTACTTACAATATAATTTACACTTGATGAACCATCTGACACATTGATTAAGTTATCAATGCGTTTGACTGTTCTATCTTCACTGAACAATTTAAATGTTGATAAAAACTCATTTAAATTATATATAGGTAGGTCATCGAACTCACCTATTTCTGTAGCACGTAAATCGTAATTGACAAGAATGTCACCTGCAGGTGAAGTAATAATTGTGTTTGGATACTTGATAACTACTGGATTGGCAGTGGGTGTTGAAGAGATGTTGGCGATTTGACCAAGGACTTCGATTGTAGATTTATTTAACATTAACTTCCTTTTAATTTAATTTGGTTGGTTTGATTGTTTTCTTTTAAACTTCTATTATTATAGTAAAAATGTACTTAACTTTTTACAATTTTCTCAGCTTGTTTAACTCCATACAAGAAGAATCCAAGTGAATTGTAATATTCGTTAGCAGTTTTGGGAATTTTAAAGAATCCGTCTTCGGTTGATTTAAAAATTGTTGACCCTCCACCAGAAACAGAAATAAAATTACATTTGTCTATAATTTTTCCATATTTTGCTTCAATCAACTTAATCATATCCTTTAGATATTCTTTTTTGATTTCATCAATCTGGTCCTTATATGGATAAGATTTCCCTCTGAGTTTATATACACCTGTATCTATAACATCTCTAGCCTCTTGCAAAGTAATAGTTCTGCTATAATCTTGATGGATTAATTTAGCCACTTTTTGAGCAATAAGCATTATTCCTTGTTTCTCTATACCTTCAAATAAATTAGGGGAAGTTTTCCCTTCGGTTACCAAGAAAAGGTCAAGTGTATTAAACCCAATATCACAACCAATATAAGTAGCAGTGCTCAGGTCTTCCTTTTGTTCATTTGGAAAATTATCTCCGTACTTATCAATTGTTAGTTTAGAGCCAGCTCCTTGAGGGAGAACATAAACTAAATCAAAACTGTACTCTTTATTGTCAACAGTAAACTTTTTAAGTTCTGCTTGAAAATAACCAGAGTTTCCAATTTGAGAAATAGACAATCCTACTACAATAATATCAGGG